TTTGTAGACTTTGATGCTACTGGAATAACAGCATCGGGTCAAACTGCTACTAATATCGGTCTTGATTTAGATATGAATAGCGATTCACCTACGATGGTGGGCACTGTTGTCAATACTGGTATTGATTTAGATTTAACTGCTGGTACTTCTGGAGTCCAGACAAATGTAGGTGTTAATATAGCAGTTTCAGGTGCAGATACAAATTATGCGTTAATTACATCGGGTGGCAATGTCGGAATTGGTACTGCGGCTCCTACACAACCTCTCCATTTATATCAAAGCAATAGTAATAGTGACCCTCAATTGGTAATTGAAAACGCTAATGGCAGTGGAAGAGCCGCTATAAAATTTCAGAATACTAGCGATTCTACCTATGCAAGTATAGGATTACAAAATGATGGTACGTTTGTAATTTCTAGCACTACAAATTTAAATTCCAGTCAAAAATTAATTCTCGATGGAAACTCCCGAATCTCGCTCTCGAATAATGATAGTGGTGAAACTGGTGGTATGGATGATACAACTGGTAATACTATACTTGGATATACGGCTGGTAACACACTTGGAGCTGGTTGTGTAAATAATGTAATTATTGGTCATTCCGCAGGGATGGATGCAGACACTACTACTACAGATGCTGTTGCTAATGTTTATATCGGGGTTATGTCTGGTCAAAATATGGATGACGGTATTAACAATGTAGCTGTCGGGTTCAAGGCTTTGAGGGCTACTGCTGCCGATGGTAACGATGCCGCAAATAATGTAGCGATTGGCTATCAGGCACTTTTATCTGTCACAGATGGCGATGACAACGTAGCTATTGGTTCGGGTTCTGGTGATGCTATTACGGATTCTGCAGGTAATGTTCTAATCGGCAAAAATTCTGGAGGAGCATTAGCGGCAGGCTCTAATTACAATGTAATGATTGGAGATGCGGCTGGTAATACTGATACTAACAATCTTCAAAAATGTGTATTCGTCGGGAGAAAGGCTGGATATGATATGACTGGTGGTGTAGGAGATGGGTCAGTATTAATAGGTGCTTCGGCTGGAGAAAATCTTACAGGAGCCCTTCAAAGCACAGCAATAGGATTTGAAGCTTTGCTTGCAAATTTAGTTGGCGACCAAAATACTGCGGTGGGTTATACTGCATTACGAGGATGTGTCGGAGCGGATGAAGAACAAGCTAATGTAGCAGTGGGTCGTGAGGCTGGTTATGGTATCGTAGCTGGAAGATTTAATGTTTGTGTTGGGAATAAGACAATGCAAGGTCTTGACCACGCAGATACAGATAATAATGTAGCCGTAGGTCACGAAGCCATGAAAGGAGGCACAGATGCTGGTGCCGCAAGTAATGTTGCTGTTGGTTATCAGTCGCTTCTATCAATTACGGGTGGTGATAACAACATAGCCATTGGGCACTCTGCTGGTGATGCTATCACAACGGGTAGTAGCAATGTAATTATGGGATTCAATGCTGGTGGAGGCACCACCGATGTCGATGGTACTGTGATAATTGGTTATGGGGCTGGTCAAGCAAATATGACTTCTACAGACGATTATAACATTTATATCGGGTATGAAGCAGGCAAAGATGTAATTGTTGGGCATCACGGTCAGAAAAATATTCTCATTGGTTATCATGCAGGATATGCACTCACAAAAGGAGATGGCAATACTGTAGTGGGTTTTGATGCTTTAAAAGATACTACTAAAGCAAACTTTAATACAGCGATTGGTTATCAAGCTTTAACAAGTATGAATCAAAGTATCGACACAGATGCATATAATACCGCAGTTGGAAATGACGCTGGAAAAGCAATCAATTCGGGGATAGGCAATACAATAGTCGGGGCTTTGGGTGGAGATGCTATCACTTCAGGCTCAAATAATACTGTGATGGGATATGATGTAGATGCAGATACCGCAACAACAAACAATCAAACAGTTTTAGGTAGCAGTGGTGTTTTTAAATTACTATCCAAAGAATATACTTGTGACCACTCTGATGATACAGATTTAACAGCATCATCCAGTGAGGCATCTCCACTTAAATTACCAGCTTATTCAATTATTAAAAGTATATCTGCGATAATTACTCAGAAAAGTAATAAAACATCTGCTTTTAATGTTGCAATATATCATAGCGATGACACCGCATCCCCAGCAGATAATGTTGCTTTAGGTGGAACTCCTGTTGAATTAATTGGAGCAGGAGCCGCTACAAGCAAAGCAGGTAATTCAGCAAGTGCAGTAGATATAAATCTTAGAAATGATAGTGGAATAGAAAAGTTATCATTTTACAATGGATTTGATGGTAATGGGTTACATATAGGAACTGCTCCCAGATATATTCATATTGCAAATGCTGGAACTGGAAATGGGACAACTGACCCAAGCACTGTTGGGCTAATTAAAATATTAGTAGAATATGTAGGATTAGATTAAGATTTTAACTAACTAAACAAAGGAGTCAATACAATGGCTAAAAAAGAAAAAGAAAAGCCAGTCTTGAACTTTGATGGTAAAAAGTACCTCATAGAAGATATGACTGAAGAACAAACAATATTGGCAAATCAAACAGCAGACCTTGAAAACAAGATAAGCTCAATGAGGTTTAACCTCGAGCAACTGACGGTAGGACACGAAGCATTCGTCAGTAAACTTCGTGATGCTTTTGCCGAACCAGAAGAGGTGGAAGCAGAAGCATGATTATAAGAAGGTGCAGTCAGGGTCATCGAGTTAGAATTCATAAAAATACTACTCCCGGTGCTACTCGCACAAAAACTTATGCTGATGGGTCTACCGAGACTCTGGCTTACCCTTCGTCCTATGATTATTTTGTTGATATTGATGGTTCAGTATCTAAAAAGACTAATAGTTTTCAGACTGCTGAAGAATACTATGTTGCTGAGTGCGCTAAGAAACATGGTGACGGTCATGGTAGATTACTTGTAGGGGGTCATCATATAATCAATGGTGTCGCTACTACACAAGCAGATTATCCAACGGATTCTAATACTAAGTCGGAAATAAAAGATTTCTATGATAAGCGTGGAGTCTCTTATAGTGATAGCGAGACAAAATCAGAGCTTCTTTCAAGAATAGTCCCTCAATATAGTGGGGATACAGAAGTTTCTAAACATTTAAAAATATGAAAATAAGTATTTATTTCGATTGGATGAATTCGCTTTTAAACCAATGGAGCTTCTGGCATCTATTAGGAGGGGTATTCTTAACCAAGGTGTTTATGCGGTTTGGATTCGAAAACAGTCAGGTGGTCACGACTGTATTCCTACTTTCTATACTATGGGAATGTTTGGAATATGCGATTGAGAATTGGAGACCTTATGGTACAGTCAAGAAATACATGACAGATACGGCAATGGATGTGTTCCTTTCAACGATGGTGAGTATATGGATAGTTCTATAAGTACAAGTTACGATATACCTGTGGTATATATATATGTATCCAGAAAGTCGTGAAAGACCCGTCATCAATGGAGATTACTCTCTCCGTCAAGCTACTGGTACAACTTGTATTCTTTGTGGTCACTATAACGGGAGCATGGTACACTCTTAACGGTAAAATTGATACAAATGAAAATGAAATTAAACAAATACAGAAATCTCTTATCGAGTATGAAAAAATGCTTGACGATAGGGTGGGACGGCTTGAAGAATTTAAGGAACAGGAACTGGAAGCTGTTAATAAGTCGCTTCTTCAAAAAGTTTTAGGTGGCAATGATGATTGAAATGATGAGTGAATATGGCACGATTGGAGTTGTTGTATTTCTCTTTGCTGGTCAGATAGTTTTTCTTCAGAAAACTCTGATGTCAAAGCTTGGTGAAATTGAGCAAATATGTATATCTCTAATTGAGCGATGGAATAAATCCGATGATGTTTCCCTGAGACACAGGGAAGACATAATTCGTGAACTTGGTGATTTATCGGAAAAGATTAGTTATATGTCTGGAAGGATGAATGGCAAATGAATTTAGAGCAACACAGAGAAGAAGTCATACGGCTTCTAACATCGCTTGATGAGAGGCAAAAAACAATCTTTAAACACATTGAACGGATTGATGTCCACCTTGATAAGCTGAACGGTAAAACTGCTATTCACGAAAAAGAATTAACTGTTATAAAGACTTGGGGTGGAGTAGCAATGTTTGCTATTCCAATAATCGTAAACCTAATAATGAAGGTAATCTAATGGATATTAAATCTATGTTACTAAAACTTGCTGAAGAGCAAGCCGAAAAAATGCAAGAAGAAGCTATGAACCATTTAGGTTCCGATGAAATGGCTGAACAGATTGCAACTGCAATTAACAAATGTATTGATATTCCTTTTGTATCTGAAGACAAAGAACAAATCTTTTTTGAAAAGGTTGTTGATGTCATTACAGATGTATTAGAGGGTGTCTTTAAGGGAAAATAACAATGAAAGCAATTACTACAATTTTCTTGATTAGCATTCTGAACTCAACACCACAGCCTATTCCCGTTTTATCGGATAGTAGCACTGTGATTGTTAGTTCTGAGGTTAAAAAGAAAAAGAAGAAAGGAAAGAAAGTTTCCGAAAAGGGCAAGAAGAAGAAAAAAGGTTTTTTCTCAAAGATATTTGGTTCTAAGTAATGCCAAGATTCGGTAAACGAAGTAAAGAACGACTAAGAGGTGTTGATGTACGTTTTTTTAATGTTTTGAGCGAACTTATTAAACTGAATTAATGCCTCAACAGCAACATATAATACGAGATTGGTCTGGTGGTTTAAATAATAGACAAGACCCAAGGGATATACGAGACAATGAATCTTCATTTATTCAAAATATGTCTATTGATTCTCTTGGTAAAATAAAGACTGCTGGTGGACTATTTGCTAATTTAGCTGATTCAGATGGTGATATAAGCTCAACTCCATTAACTGAGTATATAGTTAATAGAACTTGTAGTATTGTAAACTCGGGAGGATATGGTTTATTTTATTTTGAGTCTGACCATAGCCGTGATTCAGAGCAAACTATTATTGAAACAAAATCTGGAACAGCATTGGTAATAGGCACTGCTGTTGGTAACATTAAATTTTCTTTAGTACAAACTACCACTGATATACCCGGTATGGGGTCAGAGTCTACGGAATAAAATTTATATAAATTTATAATATGCCGGTACCATCACAAAACCATATGACGCTTGTAGGAGGTTTAAATTCTACAAATAGCACTATTTATACAAATAGTTTAATAAAAATTGGCGATACAGTAAAGATATCAGGTACTGCTAGTAATAATGGTATATATGCTGTAACTGACGTAGTCTCAACAGGAAGCACTGGTGAGGGTGTTGGTACTACTTTTACAGATGATACAAGAGCGGGTGATATAACTAGTGGCACTACTATAATAATGGACGGCGCAAATACACAAATTACAGTAGGACTATCTGTTTCTGGAACAAATATACAAACCGACTCATATATAACTACTGTAAATCAAACTTCAGACCCAGCAACTTTTGTAATATCAAAGTCAGTAGGGGGTACTGTTAGCGGTGGAACTACGCTAACCTTTGGCGACATGGATATATATTATACTGTAAAGGGAGGGGCATTGACTGATGAAACATCCGCAGGTTCGACAGACCCTAAAATAGAAGTTGTAAGGGCTCCGGGAGATAAATTAGTGGCGTTGGGAGATGTTGCTTCCGCTAGAGGTGTTGATATTTGGTCAAATAATGCTACTACTGATTACATTGGTACGAGTCCCGGGAGTGCTGATGGATGGGAAGAATCTGCTATTAGTCCAACATTAAACGGTGACGATGCAAAATATATATATCATTTTGCAGATGAAGCATTGAGGGTATGTAATATTAATGAACAGAATACAAGTTTAATAAAATGGTATGGATATATACAAAGACAACAGTTTAATAATCAGAATGCTCTTATATTTACTGAATGGCAAGAACATCCAAATAATTTATCCCCTCCTAAAATAGCATCGGGATTATTTACATATGTATATGGTCATACTACTCATGATGGCTCAAATAATGCCGCAAGTTATTATCAAAATAATCGTGGAGTTGCGAGAATAAAAACGTCAAGAGTAAGTGCCAGTACAGCTAATTTAAGACTTAATGGAGACCATAATACGACTACAACATCTTTTACGTTTGAAAATAGTGATGGAAGTGCTAATATATTAGACCAATCAGTAGAGGGAGAAGTAATAACTATTGATGAAGCTCTTGGTGTACGGCCAAAAGAATTTTTATTTTGTAAAAAGGCATCTGGAAGTTCTGGAGACCCAATAACATATAGCAGGGCTTATGGGGGAGTTTTAAGAGGTACTGCCCCAGACTCATATTCAGACCAAGATACTCCTATTATAGAGCGTGGACTTGGTTTTAATATAGCAGTGGACGATGGAACAGAAGATGGGGATTGGGAAGAAGGAACATATGAGTTCTACCAATCTTTTATATATGACGATAATCAAGAATCTTTAGCGGTGCAAATGGGGGATGGAGAAGATGATATTGGGGCTTTTACTCATGGAGCGGCAGGTGGAAAATCATTACGAATTTCTGTATTTGCAGATGTTGCTTATAATGGAAGAATTACTGGAGGTAGGGTATACACAAGATTAAGTGCAACAGATGATGATTTGTTATTGGTGGCGGATATAGATATAGTAAAGGGAATTAGAACATCGCTTGATGGAGACCATGTTGCTTGGACACATGACGATGATGATGGTTATTATGTGGAGGGTGATGCAGTTGGTAATTTAACAAGTCCAAATCTTGATACATATACAACTATAAACGGATTTAGTCCCGATGTTAATTTTGTTGCCATTGGTGGAGCTGGAGAATTATATAAAACTTCTGTAGTGGCTAATAGGAGAGCTTTTATAGCTAATGTGAAAATAAAAATGAAAAGTGGTGATATTGAGAAGTTTGGTGATAGGCTGATGTATAGTGAAATTGGAAAGTTTGATACATTCCTTGAGCACAATTTTATAGATGTATCAAAGGGTGATTATGGTGAATATACTGCTATAGAGTCTTTTGCTGATAGACTTTTAGCATTTAAGAATAATCTGGTACACGTTATTAACATATCGAGCCCAAATGTTTCAAACTGGTATCTTGAAGACACTATTAAGTATTTTGGAGCCAACTTTCCTTTTAGTGTTGCTAAGACTAAATATGGAATAGCTTGGGTATCTGATGATGGATGTTATTTATATGATGGTAAAAGTGTAAGAAATTTAATTGATAAAAAAGTAGCAGTTAGTAATGCATCTTTTACAGGAACGGATAGACCTTGGAATGATTGGTATAGGGGCACTGCTCATTTGAAAGATGTAATGTTGGGATATGATTCAATTAGCAATTCTCTTATAATGATGAGAAGCCCGAATGATTCTACAAGTAATTCTGAACAGGCTTGGATATATGATTTTGACAGCAATGGATGGACTTATAATACAAAGATATTTACAGATAGTGAGACTTACACAAATTTTATTACAGATTGGAATAATAATTTAGTTCTCGGGTATCAAAATAGTTCCGATGTTACATTTCAAAAATATTTACCAGTAGGTATTTCTCAGGGAGGGCAAGAGTTTTTTACAAGAGATATAGATTTTGGACAACCGGGATTAATCAAGAAAATATATAAAGTTATTGTCACTTATAAATCAGACGGAGCAGAATCTACTCCATTTAAATATGCTATTAATGGTATACAGAATTTTGGGGGAGCAGGTGGAGGTACATTTGTTGGTAATTTTGCAGATACTTCTAATGTATGGGATGTTACGACCTTGACAACCACTTCTCCAATTTCATGTCAAAGTATACAGATTAAATTTGAGACTCCAAGTGTTGGAATATTTGAAATTAATGATATGACTATTAAATATAGAGTCATCAGAAATAAAGTAGCAACATAATGGCATTAACTGATAGAGACCTTAGAAACTTATCGAATACTAAACAGAACTCTATTGAGTTTCAGGGTAAGCCATCAATTCATGGAATGATAGATGGTCAAGTTGCTATTGAAAA